CGAGCACAAGTTTTCTAACACAATCTTTTGTAAAAAGCGTTTTCATTTTTGCATATTCATCTGGCTTGTTAGAATTGTCTGTTGCATCTAATCCTTGCCCGTAAATCATTTCAGACAAACCATTAATGATTGCATTATTTGTAGGACTTCCGTTGTATCTGTCAATCAAATACTCATAGTAATTATTGTTGTCACCATATCTAACCCAATCTTTGGTGCGATCTTCTTTTACTTTTGGTGTTGTATAGTTTGCTAAATTAACTATTCTTACGTCCATTATAATACTATGTAATCGTTATCGAATGAGGTATCAGTTGTGTAAACGCTATCATTAACAGAGTAATAATTGTTGCTTGACTGATTTACTGTTTGATTTGTGCAAAATATTTTGTCTTTATATATAACGTTTGAGCCATCTAAAATTTTTAAATCATAGTAACGCCCTTCTTTCAAGGTAAGTGCTTGACTAATCTGCAAATAATTTTTGTTTGTGCTTGCCGATACGCTATAAGACACTTCGGTATTGGCTGTATCATCCCTCAACTTCATAGTTGCAGAAGTGACATAATTCCTTGGTATAACTTTAATTGTTTGCGCATCTGTTGTTGTAGATAAAATCATCATACTAATATAACGCATTATTTATTTTCTTTTGCAAAAAAAAAGAGGGCGAATAGCCCTCCTTAAAACCCTTTCTTTAAAATTAAGAGTTTGTGCCTTCTGTTATTGTAACACTTGTTGTCATTCCTGCAAACGGATTTGCCCCTGTCGCTCCTTCTAAAAAGTTTGCGGGTTGCAATTCTTGTGCGTTGAATGTTAGGGTATAACCACTTAAATCAGCCATAGCTGCACCAGTTACAATTGTGCCACCATTTACATCACTACCGTGCTCTCTGCCCATTACAAAAGCATTATCGTTATAATCTTGAACCACAATCACAGGTCGAGAAAAAGATATTAGCTTAATTTCTTTATGATCTTGAACTGTTAATTTATGTAGTGTTAGATTTAATGTTTGATCGAAAAACGTTGTACCATTTTCCCTTGAAGATGTTATTGATTGTTCAAAACTACTATTGCCTTTCACTTCATATTTAAAAGCTGTAACACCCCCACCTGCAGATGTTTGCAAATCTTCAATCACATCAGTATCTGTACTATCAAATGTAGCGGTTGCAGGATGTTCTATAAAAAACACCGCTTTAATGCCACCTACCGAATCCTTACAAGGTTCTTTTCTGCCTTTTGTTAAATTGCAAGCCATATTTATTTTTATTTAAAAGGGCAGAAATACATAAGGTTTAACTGCCCCTTTGGTTAATTAAATTCTATATTAGTTTGCAGAGTTTGTAATACCATAAGTTACGATATCTTCGATATTCCCATACTGTGCACCTGCTGTAAATCGCATTACAATTCTCACATTTTGAGAACCATCAATGTCGCTCATATCTATTACTTTTACTTCGTTGTGATCTGCAAGCAAACCAGTTCCAAAGTATAGATTTGATTTTTCTGCTGCTACTCCTGTATTATCAGATAAGCCCGGTGCCCTGAAAATCTTAATACCATCGAACAAATCCACATTTATGTTTTGGTTTGGTCCCTGATCTCCTACACCTGCTGCTCCAACATTACTTGCAAAACCGCCTAATGCTCTTTTATAAGCTTGAAATATATTTGTTGATACGTAGATATGCAAATCTTCTTTGTATAAAACTTCAGAAGGAATCGCATCTACGATAGAGCCAAGTTGTGCAATAACGTTGCTGCTAGTAACTGTGGTTCCTGCAACTTCTTGTCCTGTAGGTAAACCTGCATCTACTGCAATTTGAGTTGTAAGCCCATCAAACTCCCCATTTGTTGCTGTTGTTCCTCTCCAAAGATTCTGCTCAGTCTTTTCTGCAACTTTTGCTGAAACGTGACCGATTAAGAAATCTGCAAATTTAGGCGGTAGAGAATCGAAAGCACTAAAACCCATTGACGCTGCTTCCCAATCAGACCTAAAATCATCTTTACATAATTGTAAATTTACTTGTTGAAATTCAGGTTGCAGAATACGCTCTGTCAATGTTACTGTAGAAGTAGGGTCAAAGTCGCAAGTCGCATCTTTAATTATTGCATTAGTGTCTACTTTTTTAATTACTTCTTTGAACTTCACATTTTGCTTTATTGTAACACCACCGGAATCTAACGTAATTCCTGACAGCAAAGCGGGACTTATGTATTCTCCTGCGAACTCTCCTGCATATGTGGTAGTTAAACTATTAATTGTTGCCATTTTCTATTTTTTTATAAAATTATTATCCTGTTGCTGTTAATCCACCACTTGTAAGTGCGTTACCAAATACGTAATAGTTTGATCCATCTGACCATACGTCAATGAAATCCCCTAAATTTGAACTACCGTGAACGAAGTTTATCTGATCTGCTGCATCTACATCCACCACAGCACCTGCTACTATCATACTACCTTCCATTTTATCTGCAGTACCACCTGCGATTACAGTATTGGCAGTATCCATCGCACCGCTTGTAACAAATTTTGCATTCCATCCTGCGGTTGGTGCAGGTAATGTTACTGTTCCACCGCTCCCACTTACTTTAAATACCTTACCACTATCTGCAGTAGTTAAGGTACTTCCTACTGATATTGCTTCGTACTTAGGAAAAATACGAATCACATCATTTGAAGTTGTTGTTGTTGTTGCCATTTTTAATTATTAATTTTAGAAATTCGTTGCATTACTTTGTCAAGCGTAGTCATAGAACGATTCTGTGAATGTAAAACCTCTCTTTTTCTTGTTGCTGTTTCTGGCGAATGCTTAATCGCAGTAGCAGCAGGTTTTGAAAGTTCTTGTTTTAATTCATTTTCTTGTTCTACTTCCGCAGACATTTTCTTTTCTTTTTCTTCTTGGTCTTTTGCTTCAATCATTGCCTTGATTTCTTCGACCATAGTCTTAACCTCTGCTAATTCTTCTTTTGTTGCATAGGTCATTTCCTTTTTTTCATCTTTTTCTTCTAGAGCAGTCTCTTGTTCTAATTTTTGATCTTCCATATCTTCTTTTTGATCGTTAGGGTTATCCTTTCTAATTTCTTCAATTATTCCCTCATCTATTACGATGAGTTTTTTACCATCTTTTAGATCGTAAAGTCCTTCTGGCAAAGCCACTTTTTCATCATCTTCTGTTTTAATAAAAACTTCTTTGCCTTTCTCGAATGATTCTGCTTCTAAAACAGTACCATTTTCTAACTCTATTTGTTCAAGCATTACCTGCATACCCAACAGAGTTTTTAGCTTTTCTAAAATATCTGTAGATTGACTCATATTGTATTAACGTTTTGATTAAAAAAATTTGCATTTTTATGTTCCATTTCCTGTTACATTTCCTATTCCCTGTGAATAGTAATCCTTGCCACAACACTTTCTGCTGTATGTACCATCTCTGCACAAACACCCTCTTTTTTTGGAAAAAGGTATTGGCGTTCTTCTGTCTGCTCTTTTCATATTATTTTTTATTTAAAGGTGATTTAGGATGTTTAGCAGGCAACAAATCGTAATCATTTGTATATTTTGGGTTTTGTGGTCTCCCATTTTTTACTAAATATAAAAACGCATTCACCCTAGCAAATGCCCATTGAGATGCCGAAGAAACTCTGGGAGATCTTGAGACATTATATGCACCCAGACCTCTTTGAAATACTGCCTTCAATTTTCCTACAGTTACTCCATAACCCCTTTTTTCTTTATAACGTTTGTTAAAATCATCTGATTTTTTTTGTAAGGTTGCTTCATCTGCTTTTGAAACCTTTGCACCTCTTCCTGTTGAAGCATCACCTTTTGCTGTACCTTTTCCTTTTGGGTTAGGGTTTGGTGTTCCTGATTTCGGTGCTTTAGGGCTTTTTTTAATACCACCCCTTGGTCCAACCTCTGCCATTTTTACACAGTTTGGAACTTTCTTACCATTTTTCATCTTGAAACCTACCATTTCGTAGCCATCCC